TCTCTGCAACAGATTTATTAGACGAAATTATTTCCGCCGTAATCTGCCTTACAAGCAATTCAAAGATAAAACCTGTATTTTTAAATTTTGAATGTTTAAGTTTTTTCATCAATTTATATAATGATTCAGATATAAATATATTTTTCTATTGGTTTATTACTCTTTATCCGAATTCTCTGTCAAAATCTTCTTTTTTCCACCATTCATATCTTTAAATACTTCAAAATATGAATTTTTTCTTGGTTTGTATTGAACAGAACCTTCTTTTTGTTTAAGAGTTTTAATTCCCAATGGGTCTCTACCCTCTGGATGGTCGTCTTTTCCATATCTTACGGAATCTTTAGGTCTACCAACACCCTCTTCATCTAATTCTGCTTTAATTTTTGCAATTTCTTCTTCTACATTGGTCGGTGCTTCGACTCCAGTTTCTTTTGCCGGATCAACGCCTTGTGTTTCAATTGAATTTAAACGGTATTGTTGTTTTACATCTTCTAATACCTGTAATGTCATATCATTTTGTTCATCTTTTGCCATTCCCATAATAGCCTCATACATCCAAGGTTTAGAAAACATTTTTGTTCGTTGCATTAGTTCAATTAATTGAACCTTTGAGTTAAATAATTCAACTTTTTCTTGCTCGTATATTTTAGATGGAATTGTTAATTCTAAACTAAATGATGTTAATTTTTCATCTCTATAACCTTGTGCATATAAGTGAACAATTGCAATCTTTGTTAATTCTGAAATCATTATTCTTTGAATTCTTTCAATTGTTTTTGCAAAACGAACATCCATTCCGGCTAATGTTGCTTTACCATTAGTTTCTTCTTCATAACCCAAAAATGCTTTAGGAATTTGAAGAGCTGCCATCATTTTGCCTTTGAGATAATTAATATCATCAATCATATTATATTCTAAACCTTTTAGGGTATCAATTGCTGTACCACTATCACTACCACGTACTGGCATATAGTAATCTTCAATAAGGTTTTGGATATTATACTTTAAATTATATTCGCCGGTTCTTTCATCAACAAACGGAACTTTTTTAGAATTATTGATAATCTTTTGCATATAGTTATCCACTTCGTTTGGTGGAATATTACCAACATCAATTTTGAATATTCTCTTTTCAGGTGCTCTCATTACTCTATGGATTAACATTGCATCCTCCATAAGAGATAATTGTTTCCACACTCTTCTTGCGCCTTCAATCATAGATTTTCCATAGGGTAAGAAGTTTGCATCACCATTTAAACGGAAGTGAGCTATTTCGTAGTTTTCATATTCTTTTTTTGCCGTTTGTCCTACTGCGTTATATGGATTCTGATATGGTGCATATACAAACTTAACTCTTTGTGGGTTAGTTGGGTCAAATCCTTCAATTCTACTCATTTCGTATGTAGACAATGGAAGTACATTTATAATACCCAATCCCTCAGCCATTTCCAATTGTAAATAGAAATCACCATACTTTACTAAATTACGAGTCCACATCCAAAGATTGTGTTCTATATTAATAATATCGTAAAAAAGATTTTCAAGTATTTGTTTTATATTATCATCTTCGTGATGAATTTTAAGAACATTGCCAAATTCATTTCTGGCAGTACATTCATCTGAATATGTGTTAAGTGCTGCAGAAATAATCGGGTCCATATCCATTGAATCGTAATCTCTAAAAAGGTCAATACGAACTTGCTGATATGCCAATCCCAGCTCTACGCCACCTGCATAGTTAGATATCTTTAGTTTCATAAAACGGTCTATGAGGTTTGTAGTCATTGATTGATACTCATCTGTATCAATAACTTCTACACCCTTTGGGGTTTTACGAATTATGGTATTAGTTGAAAATAATTTTTGTAATCTACTAAATATTGATTTATCTGCCATCTATATAAAATTTTATTTGGAATATACGAAATTTTTTTGGGTTTACCAAATTACCATTTACGGCAACTCCAATATCTCGCTTTCCATCTTGGCCCTGGGTTATCACAATTATGTCTTGCTCTAAAACTTTTTCTTCTATCTGGGTTTGATTTTTTAATTTTAACACCCTTCTGACCAAAGTTAACTTTTACTACATTACCTTCTCCATTTCTAACATACACTTTAAATTTCTTAACATCGCCGGCCATTGGTTTACCTAATTGAACTTTTCTACCTTGATATTCTGCTTCATATACACAGGAACATTCCGCTTCTTTCAATTCTTTAGTATATTCTTTCATAAACTGAATAAATGATTTTACATCATCTTCGTTTACTACATCATATTCTAAAATTTCTTCATTTACGATATTTTCTTTTACAGGCACACAATTTGGCACCATCTTACCATTTTTCATTTTTCCACCCACTGCTTTATATCCATCCCAACATTCATCTAACGCATTTAATTCCCCAATACTTTCTTTGCAAGTTCTCCATCTGCCACCCTTTGCTTTATAATTTTTTGCAGCCCAACCATTTGCATATGCTGATGGATAGACACTAAATTTGGATTTTGCTGCGGCTTTAGATGCTGCCCATTTACCAGGATCAGTAGGGCAATTTTTTTCTAAAAACAGTTCAATCTTTTGTTCTACTGTTAATTTATTCGCCATATTTTCATTTTTTTTATTTTTTGTTTTTTCTTTCATTTTTTCAATATAACTTCTAAACACCGCAGCTTCAGAAGTTTTATTCATTGAACGTGCTCTTTGTTCTAACGCAATTGCGGCTTGTATTTTATGTGCATGAGATTTACCAGAATTTTCTATTTTAGAAACAGATTTTTCTGCTATTTCAACATTTTTAAAACCTAACCCTTTGATAGTACCCTTTGGATTTTCATCTGTAAACAAATCGGAGTGTTTTTTTGAATTTGCTTTTTGACCAGGCTTTCTAGGAATTCTAGGTTCCTCATTAATACCATACTCATTTGTTTTTTTACGTGATTGGCAATGTGCTTTTTGTGAGAATCCTTTTGGATTATTACAATTTATGCTCTTTTTGTATTTTTCACTCCAATCTTCATTTTTGGTTTTGGTAGAAACATATATGGGTTTTTTACCTCCACTTCCACTACTACCACCTCTATTTGATTTATTTTGTGCGGCTCTTTTTCTACGAGTTGCTGATTCTTTTTCTTTTTTACTCATTCCCGCAGCTTTTGCAGCTGGAACACATTTGGCATATCCGCTTTTTTTGCCAGAAGTGCCACATGGTGGGTGCTTACCACCAACTTTTTTGCCGATGTTAACCCACTTTTCTTTAAACCACTTATCTAAATCCTCTTTTAATATTTTCATTAATTGTGCCATACCAATTAATAAATATAAGATTATCCTAATAACCAATTTAAATTCTCTTTCTCACCCCTTTTCAAATCCATTTCATAAGGATTTTTCTTTAAGTGATTTGGAGTGTAAAGACCCTCGTATCTCTTTATTTGTGAAGAATCTAATATTGATTTTGTTAAATCAATACCTTCTTGTTTAAGTCTTAATGCAGTATTACGAACCCATAATCCAATACCCAGCGCCATTATCAAGTCATCATTATAACCTTTCATAGCTTCCGCTCTACCATTATGCCAAATGAAAGTAAATAATTCATCAATAAGACGAGATGAACGAATTAGTATTTCTTTTTCATTCATATAAGTATCCAATGCAGAAATGATAAGAGGTCTTGTCTTTATTGTTGTACTAAATCCGGCAACCATTTTCTTTTCATTTCTGTAATATCTATTATTCATTTGTTTTTGAACATCAATATATTTTAAATCATGACTCATATAGAATAGATTTCCATATTGTCTATCTATACATTGTTGAATCGTTGCCCAACCTACGTTCGAATTTTCAATTACTAATATAGCGTTATTATATTCAGTTGCTAAAGCAGTTAAAAAGTTTCCAAAATCTTTTGTATCTAATTTACCTTTGTATTCTGCTACCTGTGAACAATCTTCTATATCAATAACCTCTGCTGTTGAAAAGTCCGTACCATCACCTCTTGCTACGTCGGCTACAACCATATATTGTCTATCATAGTTAGGATGTTCCCATACCCACAAATTACTGTCAAATCCTCTTTTTTCAACTGGGTCCATAATATAAGTTTCCTTATACCAAAGTAATAATTGTGGGTCAATTACGTTATCACCAGAACTAATAAAGTCACAATTGCACTCTTGTGCCGCTCCTTTATATCCTAAAATACGTGTCTGTTCATCTCTCCATTCTTGATTTCTTTCGGGATGAGCTGTCCAATTGAGTTTTATAGTGTTAAATCCATTCGTACCACTTTCTGCTTCTACCCACATTTTGTGAAACCAATTTCCGACACCATTTGGTGTAGATAATATAATAGCAGAACCACCTGTTGAAAGAGTTGATTGTGCGGATAACCAAATATCATCAATATCTCTGATAAATGCCGCTTCATCTACAACCAATAGGGATAGGGCTTCAGAACGTCCCGCATCTGGAGAACTTGCTATTGCTTTTACTTGTGAACCATTTTTTAATTTTAATGATAGTTTATTATCTTCAACAGAACTATTACCCCCATCTCTTAACCAAACAGGAAGTAAATCGTGCATTATTCTTACTTTTTCTACAAGGTTTTTTGCTACTGTAACTTTAGTTGCGATAACCAATGCATTAAAGTCTTGGTTGAATAACATCTTCCAAAGAATAAAACCGGCAGATAATGTGGATAGACCCAACTGTCTACTTTTAAGAATGATATTAAAACGATTATCTTTAAAATCGGTCATGCAATTTTCCTGAAAAGGATAAAGATGAAACGGTATTTTACCTCTAACCGGATGCTGAATGATACAATATTTTTTCATAAAGTAAATGGGGTCTAACGCACATTTACGATACTCTTCAGCAATAATCTCTTTAAGTGTTTTCTTTGGTTTCCCTTGAACACTCATTATTTTTTAAATTTAATTTTCCAATATGTTCCGAAATTAATAAACGGAGAAATAGAACCATTAGTTCCATCAAATGTTCTGTTCGTAACACCTACACCAAATTGATATAATTTATCTTTTTTGGTTTTTAACATCAATCCTGCTCCAACCTGAGATACAACATCTTCTTTATTAAATCCACCATTAAAACCATAATAAACTTGGTTTTTAGGTAATTCTTTGACAATAGGAATTTCTTTTATTTCTATTTGTTTGACCTTTGCATCAAATGTTCTACCTAAAATTTTGTTTTTAGTAATAGTATCGACTAATGTAACCGTTCCTAATGAATTAGGAAGAAATAAAGTATCTTTGTAAATTACCTTTGAAAGATAATCTTTAAGAATAGCTGCACTATCTACGTCTACAAATTCTTTTAACACTAAAGTATCTATATTAATTACTTCATACACAATATCTTTGCCCTTTTTAGTAACTACCTTTACTTTTTCTACCTCAACGGTATCAATTATATATTTAATAACTTCATACTTTTTGCCATCAATTTTTACGGTTTTTTTAGGTATAATTCCACCGGTATTACAAGTTTGTAAAAAGACCCAAATGAGTAAAACTACAATTACAATATTTTTAAAATTTAAATACTTTTTCATAAATTCTTTTTAATTTTTTATAATTTCCGAATGATTTAATTCTCGTAACTTATCTTCTAATAACAATTTTCTATTTAATAATAGTTCTAATGCTTCATAAGAACTATCTATATCTTTTTTCAAATCTTTTTTTACCTCTTCTATATCTATATCCCAAGTCCAATTTTCAACATTTCCTGTTTCATAAATCATTTGATAATTTTTATTTATATATTTTAAATTATCTTCTAACTCTTGTTTATAATCTCTTAAATATGCTAATTTATTACACGTTATTTTGTAATCTTCATAAAATGGATATGTACCATCATTTTTTAAAGTTTGTTCATATTTGTGATTACAATCCACACAATATCCCACTCTTACTATTAATTTTTTATCTGCCTGCGAATATTTTTCTGTTTTACAATTTTGATTTTTACAAGTAGTAATTTTTTTTAAATATTCTCTAACATCATCTAACTTATTAACAGATACTTTGTATCCTTCTTTTTGTTCCCATTCTTTTCCATTAGAATCTATCCATTTTTCACCTACTTTATGTTTTTGTTCTAATTCTTTTGCATAACCAAAAACTCTTTGGGTATTATCCTCTCTTCCAAATACAGTATCAATAATTTTTTTACGAGATTTGTGAATGTGTTTGTTTTTTTGATCCCAACTTGTTCTTTTTTGCATACCTATTTAATTTAATAAAATAATCCTAAAATTTGATTAAGTGGTGCGAATGTTCCTGTAAGTTTATATGTTTTTCC